GAGATCAATCGTATCGTCGGCGCGCTTGCGACTATCGGCACTCCTCGCTTCATGGGCGATGAGATGACCGATACGAAGCTCGATGCCGAGGCGGGTGGCGCCAAGGCTTCGGACAATCCTCGCAAGATTCCTCACTACACGGCGGTCATTCATCCGCTCGTCGCCGAGGATATGCGGGAAATCTCGACCCTCGTCACGGCATGGAGCTATTCCGACATCAACAGGCTCTATAATTTCGAGCTTGGCGAACTCGGCGGCGTCCGCTTCACCTTCTCCAACATGGTGCCGACCTTTACCGGCTTTGCCGCTATCACGGGCACTGCCAGTGCTACTGGCGGTACCTTGGCGACGAATGCCAACTACCGCATCATCGTGACGGCCTCAGATACGCAAAACCAGTATGAGAGCCAGATTTATCAGGTCTCGGGCGCGATCAGCGTTACCGGCCCGACCGGATCGATCTCGGTTGTCTTGCCGGCGAATCCAGGCTTCACGTTCAGCGTCTATCTTGGTACTACGACCACGCCGACCAACCTTGCGCTTTCGCCGCAGGGTCCAACTCAGGGACCGCTTGCCGGACAGGCTACCCAGCTTGCGCCGGGTCAGACCGTCACGCTGACGGCTATCGGCGCGGCTCAGACGCCTCCTGCCGCTCCAGGAACGGGAACCACGGTCTATCCTAACTTCATCTTCGGCCGTGGAGCCTACGGTCAAGTGGTCCTCGATGAGGTGAAGATCACTTACCTGACCGGACCAGATAAGTCCGACCCGCTTAACCAGTTGAGGGTGGTCGGCTGGAAAGTCTTCTACGGGACGATCATCTTGAACCAGCAGTTCTTTGCCAGGATCGAGAGCGGATCGGCCTTCGCGGCTACCTTCGGTTGATAGGTGATTAATGGCACAGGCAAAAAGGGGGCTCTTCGACTTATCGGTTGAGGAGCCCGAGGAAGAGGCCAAGGAAGAAAAGACGCTTCAAGAGAAAGCGCCTCGCAAGCGCAAAGTCCTTATTACAGAGAAGCTGAATGAAAATTCACCAGTCACGCTTCTCAGCGAGGAGGATTTCGAAGCTCTCAGAAAAGAGGCTCGCGAATTCGTCCTGGAGGATCAGAAAAAGACCGAACGGAAAAAAGTTCTGCAAGACCTGATCAAGAAGGAAAGGCGGAAATATCTTCCGGAGGAAGAGCTTCTGACGATCCTGATCGATCTTCCTGGGCACTCCAAGGAGATCGTCATCGACTCCGTGCATTTCCTGCACAACCAGACTTATGTTGTCCCGGTCAGCCAGTACAGGTCCATGAACGAGATCATGTATCGGGCTTGGCAGCATGAATATATCGTGGGCAACGTGAATCGCGACCGTTATTTCCGGCCGAGCGAGCGGAATATCAACTTGCATCCCGGACTTGAGAACTACCAGCATCCCAACACCACGATCATGAGGGTTTGACTATGACGGATGGGCAATTGAAAACTTTCGAGGTGCCGGTGATCGGCATCTCGATCAGCGCAGTGCTGGACAAGGCGCAGCAGAGGAGCATGGTCTTCCAGACGCATTTCCCCCAGGATGCCAAGTCTCACGAGATCAACGCGGTCCTGAAGACTTGCTGCGAAGTCATGGAGCAACAGCACGACGCTTTTAAATACGTCGAGCTGCAACGGGAGATGGAAGTGTTGAAGAAGACCATCGCGGAAGCTCAGATCAGCATGGCCAAGGTTGACGACACGCTTCGTCAGAAATGGCTCACCGATGGCCGTAGGGGACCCCCCAAGCCGACACAGCAGGAAGCGGCGACCAGAAGCCATGTCGTGAGCAATATCGAGCATAGCAAGCGCGAGATCGCCTGGGCCGACGAGCAATTGAAGATTCTACAAGGCCGGCTGAAAGCAGGCTTAAATGGCGCAGCAAGCACAAGTAATCGTTAACAGGGCGTGCCTAAAAGCAAGAGTGCCCGGTCAGACGGTTCTGGCTGGGCAGATTCTTAACGATATCCTGCGTGATCTCGCTGAGACTTACGATTTAGAGGTTGCGCGAAAGACGACGACCATAACCTTGACGCCATCCTTGGGGAGCGGGCCATATCCGCTCCCTGCGGACTATCTGCGAATCGCTGCCAACGAAGCCATCTATATGGTTTTCGGCACGCCTTACTCGATGATCAATATCGACTTGCAAGAGTTCGACAGCCTCGTGCAGCAGGCCGGCATCTCTAACTACCCTGAGATGTTCGCGACCGATACGTCCAACGACGCTGTCAATAAATTCGGCGCTCCGGTCATGTATGTCTGGCCCCCTTCGGGAGGCGTATACATTCCTCAGATACGTTACTGGAGCCTGCCGCCCGATATCATCGCTCCTGAGACTTCAACCCAGATTCCCTGGTTCCCGAATACGCTTTATCTTGTCACGAGATTGACGGGAGAGATGATGCAGGTTGCCGATGATCCAAGGGCTGATACCTTCTTGGGAGATGGCGACAGCGGCGCCCAAGGCATCTTGAGACGCTACTTAGCCTTACAGACTGATGATGAGAGCCGTGCGAAACGCGTGATACTCGACCGCCGCATGTTCGGACGTTCATTCAACAGATTGCCACAAACCAAAACGTTGGGGTGGTAAATGCCCCTTGAAGGCGCAAAACCTTTCAAGTTCACAGCGATGAGTGCTTCGGATACGCTTGACAGCACCGAAGAGTTTCCCGGTGCAATGAGGCAGCTATCCAATCTCGTTCCTGACCCGACAACAAAGAACTTGTGGGTGGCGCGTCCTGCTTCGGTCTTGGACTTCGATTTCACCACTCTTGCCGGCACGCTAGGCTTCATCTCGTGCGGCTACATATTCGGCGATTTCTGGTATGGGATGATCGCCAACGGATCGGGCACCTTTAGCGGCTTCGATACGCCCGTCTGCATCAATCTCCTTACGAATGCCCAAGTGACGGTTACGGGCGGCACGGTCTCAAACCTACCGACTTCGCCTTCCCCCACTGGAGCTTGGGTGCCGCCGATCATGGCTCTCGTCGGCACCAAGATCATGATCTGCCATCCTGGTTTCCCGAATGGCGCCAATAAGGTCGGCTGGATCGATATCTCTACCCCGAGTGCGCCGGTTTATGCGGCGGGCGACTTGACGACCCAGCCGTTCCCTTCGACGCCCATCGCTGTCGCTAATTTTTTCGGTAGGGCCTATTACCTGTGCAATGTGGCAGGCGGACAGCCGCAAGCCGTCTTCTCGGATATCCTTGCGCCGACAACGAGGACCAATGCCAATCAATCACTGTCATTCGGTGATAACGTCCCGCTTACGGCTCTTGCTCCGCTACAGCTGCAAAACCAGCTGGGCGGTATCATTCAATCACTGATCATCTTCAAGTCGGCTACGAACATGTATCAGGTGACGGGTGATTATGCTCTCACCAATAACCCCCTGACCGTCAACGTCATCAACACGGCGACCGGGACGTTAGCCCCTAACAGCATCACCAATACACCGAAAGGGCTGATCTTCCTTGCCCCTGACGGATTCAGGCTGATCGATCAGAATGCCAATGTCTCGGACCCTATCGGTGAGGGGGGCTCGGGTATCAGCGTACCCTTCATCTTTGCCGTCCAGCCTACTCGCGTGATAGCCGAGAGCAATGCCAAGATCGTGCGCTGCTCGACCCAGAACCAGAATGCGGTCGGTTCACCCCAGCAAGAATGGTGGTTCGATCTGACGCGTGGGGTATGGAGCGGTCCTCATACTTTCCCGGCTTCCCTGATGTGGACTTACAAAAACAGTTTTGTCATGACGCCGGTTGGAGTCGTCGGGAAGTTGTTCCAATCTGACTACTTCCCCAAGGGCGGTTCTGTTTATGTCGAGAATGGCAATCAAATGATGTTCGTTTATCAAACATCTTTGATCCCCGATATGGGCGATATGGACCAATATTCGCTGAATGAAGCCTATATCTATGCGGCGCAGGATACCAAGAATACGCCTATGATCCATACGGTTCAAGACGAGTTCGGGCACGCGCTTGCTACCGTCACGATAACGAATACCAATGTGTCAGGCATATGGGGAGCCTTCACTTGGGGCACAGGCCAATGGGGCATACCGGCTTCGTTGACCGTCATACCGATCAAATATGACCACAATTTCGTCTTCTCGCGCGCCTCGTTCACCTTCACAGGTAGTTGCAATGCGGGAGTTGAGTTTGGAGCTTTCTGGGCTCGCATCAAACATCTTGGTTACATGAAAGGTGCGTTATGAAACGCTGGCTAGGCTTCCTCTTCATTCTCTTCTCGATGGTTGTCATCGCCAAGGCGGCGCAGATCATCCCGACGCCGTTGCCTTTTGTCTTCCTTAACGGCACCACGGCCGACGCTACTCAGGTCAACTCTGACCTGAACACGATCGTGAACAATGTCAATAATAACTATGTGACCGGCACGTTCACGCCGACCATAGGCACGACTAACGGCGGTGCGGGCACGCCTTCCTTCACTTATTCAGTTCAAAATGGTTCTTATGAGAGTTGGGGCCGCACTACTCATTTACGAGGCACCGTTGCTTGGACTGCCTCGTCGTGCGCGGGTTGCTCGGGCTTTTCTTTCTCAATCATCCAAGGGTTGCCGACGACTCCATCGTCTACCGATAATGCAGCTTGCACAATCGTCAATGCCAGTGGCTGGACCTCGATGAGCTTCATAAGCGGAGGACTGACTAGTGTTACGCCTACCGGCATATTGCTTTACGATGAAGTCGGACCCACGAATTTGCAGAATAACAAGCTTCAAGCAAGCGGCAATGTCAACTTCTCTTGCACCTACCATACGTGACGTGCCTGTGATATCACCGCCTAACCCTGAAACCAAGGATTGTGATCATGGCAAAGTATGGATCGAAGGGCGGGAAAGGAGGCAAGAGCTATACCTCCTGCACCCGCACATCCAGTGTCCCGACGCAGGACGCCTCGCGCAAGCTCAAAGGGCCGAATGTGGCGAAGGGAGCATGCCGGGAATCAACGGCGCCTAATTACGGTGGCCAGAAGCTAGGCCCCCGCAACGCATGAAGGTGATAAGATGGGCATCACCTACCAAGTGGAACCGTTCTCAAAGATGATACATGAGGCGATGCCACTTCTGAAGAAGCATCATAAGGAGATCGCTCTATACCAAGACAAGGTTCCCTTCTCGCCTGATTGGGATATCTACTTCGCAAGGGAACGGTCTAACGGCCTTATCATCGTCACCGCTCGATCGAACGGCGTCTTGGTAGGCTACATGGGGCAGATCGTCGGACCGGGGCTCCACTTCAACAAGACCCTGTGGAGCTTCAATGACCTTATCTGGCTCGACCCTAATTACCGGGAGGGCTGGATCGGGATCAAGCTGATAACCGAGATGGAGAAGGTGCTGCGCAAGCTCGGCGTCCAGGTTTTCGAGGTGAACCCAAAGGTGCATTTCGAAAAAGATCGCGGAGGGATGCAGAAGATTCTCGACCGTCTCGGCTTCGATTTCGTATCGACCATCCACCAGAAGTGGTTAGGAGAATGACATGGGCGACGGAGGTGGTGGAGGCGGCTCTAACAATGTCCCGCCCCCGAATCCCCTGACGACCTACCAGTTCCAGAATCAGCCTGGAGCTGATACGGGCGCGTTCTCGAATACCCAAAGGATAGATTTCAACAACATTTATTCTCCGGTCGATGCTCAAGGTTTCAGGATTCAGAACAGCCCGCTCTTTGTCGATCCGAATGTTCTCGACGCCCAAAACCGGCTGGGTCAGAGGCAGCTCAACCAGTACCTCGCTGCAATGCAGCCTGGGGCGACGGCCAACGTCAATCAGCAAATTCAATATGGGTCTAAGGCTCCGTATCAACCGTATCAGCCACCGGCCGCGCCGAAGAACCAGCCGCCGCCGTCACCGCCACCGCCGCCTCCACAGCCGCAAGTGCAGTCGGCCTTCACGCCTGCCATGGCGCGCGAGATTCTGTCTCAGCAGCCGGGAACGCCTAATGCCGGCCTCGATCCCATGGCGATACTCGCAATCGAGGAAGGCACTCCAGCGGGGCAGATGCCTAGCATCATAGGCTCGGTTGGCTCTAATTGGGGACCGGGAGGGCCGACTAGCGACGAATCACTTGCTATGGATGTCCGAAGCGGCAACCTGACGGCTGAGGATATTGCTAATCTTACGGCTATTCAAAACCAGGGCAGTTACGGTTACCAGGGCGGCGGGACCCTCAGCCCTGATGCGCTCGGAATGGGCCAAGCCGGCCCTATCGGCGGTCCCGGAAATCTTTCCGGTACGGGAGCAGGGGGCCAGATGCAGGTTCCGGGCTCGGCCGGTGCAACGATGCCGGCGCCGGCTGGTAATATGCAAGACCCGTCAGCTGCCGCATTCCAGGCCTTCGCTCCGTCCATCGCCGCGCTCGGCATGGGCATGGGAGCTTCAGGGCAGGCCTTGCAAGGCTACATGCTACAAAACTCGGCTAACCTCGCGCCTACCGGCAACCAGCTGATGGCAGAGGGCGCGACGCTCAGCCCGATCATCCAGTCGCTCTTCGGGGAAGGGCAGAACGCGATCGGTGCCGTTCCCTCCTGGATGCAGCAAGGGGCGGCTCAGCAGCAGGAAGGGCTCGATTGGAGAAATAGAGGAGCAGCATTCACGGGGCAGGTGCCTAGCTGGATGCAGACGGGCGAAAGCCTAGTCGGGCAGGGGCAGTCCTACGCGCCGGATATCCAGAACATCCTGAATACGGCGAACGATCCTCAGCAAGCTTTGTACGAGCGTACGAGACAACAGGTGCAAGAGCAGACCAGGGCAGGCCTGGAGGCTCGCGGCATTGACATGATGCCTCTCGGCGCGGGGCTTGAGAACGACCAGATACGAAACTTCAATATCGATTGGAAGAACGCTCAGCTCGCGCGACAGGTTCAGGGCGCACAGGGAGCAGCAAGCCTTGGAGGCTTGGAGAGCGGCATCATAGGGGCCGGCAATCAGACTGCCGCCACGGGGCTTGGTCTTGGCCAGCTGGGCAACCAGACGGCTCAGACAGGTGTCAATATCGGACAGCTCGGGAACCAGACTGCCGGCACCGGCATCAATCTCGGCAATCTCGGCGTGGCCTTGACAGGGGCAGGGCAAGGCGTCGGGCAATTGCAGCAGGGCTATGCGAAGACGGGTGCGGAACTCGTGTCCGCCAGCAATGCGGCAACGCAGGCTGCCCAGCAGGTTGGGGCGGCAGGATTGGGAGAAGAGATATCGGCCATGGGGGCATTGCAATCAGCCGCCCAGGCAGCGACACAGCAGCGTCAGCAGTCCATTCAGGACTATCTGAGCTATCTGTCGGCGGCGACTTCGCAGAACTCGGTGAACGTCAATGCCTATGCAGCACAGGCGAACGCGGCTAATCAGGCGCAAGCCAACGCCAACCAGAAGGGCATGGGATCGGCCGGCATGGCTGGCAATGCTCTTGGCTCTGTCGCTTCAGCCGCGCCCTTCCTTAAGCCATGAGGATGGCATGAGCGACGCAAATATCGGATCGAGGATCGCCCAAAGCATCATGCTCGCAAGGCAGATGCAGGACCAGAAGCGCGCGCAGCAGGTGCTCGGCCGGGGCATGCTCTTGGGGATAGGCACGCAACCGGGCGGTCCTGACAAGCAGTATTTCGGCCAGCCGGCTCCCGGCCAGTACGGGCCACAACCGCAGCCACAGTCACCGGGCCAGCAATCGACTCCCATGCAGCAGCCAGGGGGCATGGGCAAGCTGCCTGGAGGCTCTGTGCCCGACATGGTGCAGGGAGGCGGCGGTGGAGGCGGCGGCCAGATTGGAGATATGGGCGGCAACAGGCTTGGCAGCTTCGATCCGAGGCAGCAGCTCGTTTACGATGCGACGACGAAAGAGGGCATTCACAACTGGATGCGGAACTTTGTAAAGGAGCAAGGCTGGGCACCCGAAGAGGCTGAACGCGATTTCGATAAGATGGTCCGATATGAAATGGAGCCTAACGGCCGGGTTGGAGGCAGGCCCGGAGACTACGACAGATTCGGCAATCCGACTTCCTTCGGAGCAAACCAACTGCACATCGGCGGGCTCGGTAGCGTATACGAGCGCGAGACGGGTGCAAGAATCACCAGCATGGATACTCCGCAGAAGCAATTCGATGCGCTGGCCTGGAGCATGCGGAAGGCGCATGTCGATCCGTCCATCCTGAACCAGTGGTTCGGCTGGCAGAATCATAAGGGCATCAAGGGGCCGGATATGCGCACGCCGGGAGGCGCGGCCGTCGCGGATCAGGCCAGCCGCAGACAGCTCGACTGGACCGTTCTCGCGCGCGCCATCAGGGACGCCAACCCCAACATCAAGCCTGAAGACCTTGCCGCAGCCGTCAACATGGGCCTCCCCATGATGAATCAGGGGAGCCAAGCCGAGTGGCGTGAGGTTCAGGCAGCGCTACGCGAGCAACACGCTCTGACGGAAGAGGGGCGCCTGCAAGAGCAAGAGCGGCATAACGTTGCGGGAGAAGCCGATAGGGCCGAACGAACGAATCAGGCGCGGGAGCGCCTGGACTTGGCCAGGATAAAGCGGCAGGACTCTGTCGATAAGGTGGCGCAGGCTCAAAAGAACTTTGAGCTATCTCACGGTGACGCCAATGCCTGGAAGGCGGTCCAGGAGGCGATGAAGCAGGCGAGGAGAGACCAGGATGCCTATGACCGGGCCATGACGCGAGCCAATGCCGCCGTGGGCGATGAAGATGTGCAGAAACAATCGAAGGAAGACGCGGCTAGGCTCAGGAAGTCGCTCGATGACGATCTCAAGGCTATCGATGAGCTGCCCATGCCAACAGGCGGGAAAGGCGGACAGACCGGAGGTGGGCAGCAAGGGGCTCCGGGCAAGGCCTATCACCCCTTCGTTCGCAAGAGCGGAGGCATAGATGAAGATAACAAAGCCCTGAAGGTTCATGATCAGCGAGCCAAAGACCTTATCAAGAAATTGAAAAAGGTTGCAACGGATGAGGAGATCAATAAAGCCCTTAAAGAAGAAGGGTATCAACCGTTGCCATGAGCGCCCTTGAAGACCTTCTCGCATCAAAAACGGGCTACGGCGCGCTTGACCGCTTGCTCAAGAGTAAAGAGGGCGGCGTTGCCACGTCTTTCGATAACCCTCCCGCAGCGGCGCCTGAAGCTCCTTCACGGAAAAAAGTTCCGTCACCCGATTTCACTTTTCCGCCCGATAGCGTGCTGCTATCGGATCAACCCCAATCCCCAGGCTCGCCG